GTCGTCTAACGGGAGCCGGAACATTGACATTAATCCCATCATTAATCGTTATCAGCATGACATCGCTCGTTCTATGCTGTCTGAGTTTCTTCTTCTTGGCACATCAGGTGGCTCTTACGCCCTGTCAAAGTCGAAGACAGACCTGTTCCTCCGTGCGCTTGAGAGCTACATCCAAGTAATCGTAGATGTTCTCAACAAACAGTTGGTAGAGCGTCTCTGGGAGTTGAACGGTCTGAACTATGATCTGATGCCTACCATTGTCGCTGGTGATGTAGCCCCCCACGATCTTCGTGAGATTGCCTCGTTCCTTCGTAACCTTAATGGTGCAGGTATTGATGTGTCGTCTCATCCAGAAGTCATCAGTGACCTTATGGGTATTGCTGAATTAAACTACGATCCTGAAGCTGGTGTTCAGTCCACACAGGAACTTACACAACAGGAAGATAACTAATCATGGCTACTCTTGATAACCGAGTGTTTGACAACGGCCTGACCGTTCTTGACACAGAAGCTAACAAAATCCTCATTACCTCGCAAGAGGCTACAACCTTCACTGAGGCCAATGCTACCTATGCCTTGGGCAACAGCACAAGCCTGTCCATCGGTGCGCCCGCAGATCGCGCTGGCGGTGGCCGTGAAGTTGTCGTGGCTGCTATCACTGATGGCTCAGTCACAGGCACTGGCACTGCAACCCACTACGCCATTGTGGACACTGTGAACAGCCGCCTGCTGGCAACAAGCACCCTGACAGCATCGCAGTCTGTCACATCGGGCAACACGTTCACGCTGTCGTCTGTCGCCATCGGAATCCCTGATCCTGCTTAAAGGTTAACTAAACAATGGTCACTCTTGTAAACAGAGCCAAAGTATCCACTGCTACAACTGGCACTGGTCCAATCACGCTTGGCTCTGCTGAGATTGGCTACCAGACGTTCGCTGATGCTGGTGTGGTTGACGCTGATGTGGTTCGCTACGTCATTGAAGATGGCACAGCTTGGGAGATTGGGTCAGGCACCTATACGGCCACTGGGACTACGTTGTCACGCACGGTGCTTGAGAGTTCCAACGCTGGCGCTGCTATCAACCTGTCAGGCTCTGCGGTGGTGTTTGTGGGGGCTGCGGCTGAAGACCTTGCGCCTGAGAAGGTTGGAACGATCACAGGCACAACTCTTGACCTGACTTCTGGTAACGTGTTTAGCTACACCCCTACGGCTGAAACTACGTTTGTGTTTAGCAACCCCCCTACGACGGGTACTGCCCTCGGATTTACGCTTGAGCTAAATGGTGAATTTATTGATGGCGGCTATGACCTAGCTAATGCAGAGCCACCTGCTTATGGGTACTTCAGTGTTGCTGCTCAAGAAACAGATCCCAGCGGCATGTTCTTCAAACCTGATGGCACAAAGATGTACGTTATTGGGCATAGTGGGGATAATGTCAATGAGTACGACCTAAGCACAGCTTGGGATGTTTCTAGTGCATCTTACTTACAGAACTTCAGTGTTTCCGCTCAAGACAGAACTCCACAAGACATTTTCTTCAAACCTGATGGCACAAAGATGTATGTTATTGGGCAATCAGGAAAAGACGTAAATGAGTATGACCTAAGCACAGCTTGGGATGTATCTTCAGCTAGTTACCTTCAGAACTTCAGTGTTGTTGCTCAAGAAGCAGGTCCCAACGACATTTTCTTCAAACCTGATGGCACAAAGATGTATGTTCTTGGGGCTACTGGAGACGACGTTAATGAGTATGACCTAAGCACAGCTTGGGATGTCTCTACTGCATCTTACTTACAGAACTTCAGTGTTTCCGCTCAAGACACAAGTCCACAAGGCATCTCCTTTAAACCTGATGGCACAAAGATGTACGTTATTGGGCAATCAGGACAAGACGTAAATGAGTACGACCTAAGTACAGCTTGGGATATAACTTCAGCTTCTTACTTACAGAACTTCAGTGTTTCCGCTCAAGAAACAGTTCCGACCGGCATATTCTTCAAACCTGATGGCACAAAGATGTATGTTCTTGGGGCTAATGGGGATGCAGTCTTTTCCTACACCCTAAGCACAGCTTGGGACGTAAGCGCTGCCAGCTTTGATTTTCCCACTGAAGGGTACTTCAGCGTAGCTGCTCAAGAATCATCTCCCTCCGGCATCTTCTTCAAACCCGATGGCTTAAAAATGTACGTTATTGGGTATATTGGAGACGACGTAAATGAGTATGATCTAAGCACCGCTTGGGATGTTTCTTCTGCAACTTACCTGCAAAACTTCAGTATTGCTGCTCAAGAAACATTTCCACAAGGTATCTTCTTCAAACCTGACGGCACAAAGATGTATATTGTTGGGTCTAATGGGGATGCTGTCAATGAGTATGACCTAAGCACAGCTTGGGATGTTTCTTCATCTAGTTACTTACAGAACTTCAGTGTTTCCGCTCAAGAAGCAACTCCAACCGGTATCTTCTTCAAACCTGATGGCACAAAGATGTATGTTATTGGGTCTAGTGGGACTGACGTAAATGAGTATGACCTAAGCACGGCTTGGGATGTAACTTCAGCATCTTACTTGCAGAACTTCAGCGTTGTTGCTCAAGACACATCTCCACAAGGCATCTTCTTCAAGCCCGATGGCACAAAGATGTATGTTCTTGGGTCTGCTGGAGACGATGTTAATGAGTATGATTTAAGCACCGCTTGGGATATAAGCACTGCGTCTTACTTGCAGAACTTCAGTGTTTCCGCTGAAGAAGCAGCTCCAACCGGTATCTTCTTCAAGCCCGATGGCACTAAGATGTACGTTATTGGGATTGCCGGAGATGCAGTATGGCAATACTCCACAGGCTTTGTCGGAGATGCGACCTTCACATACCCTGCGTCTGTCGAGTGGCCAGCAGGTACACCACCTACCGCCCCTGCTGACGGTAAGACAGACCTACTAAGATTCCTCACGCTTGATGGCGGGTCTACTTACTACGGTCGCTTGATAGGCGACGACTTCAGCTAAATAGGAGCATTAAATGCACGTTAAGATCACAAACGACCAGCCCGTAGAATTTCCCTACACAATCGGGCAATTTCGTCGTGACCACCCTAAGACTAGCTTTCCTCGCATCATTCCTGACACGATGCTGAAGAGCCATCTGGTGCATCCAGTGATTGAACTGTCTAAGCCAGCCTATGAGCCGTTGGTACAAAATTTAGTAATGGGCGATATGCCTCACAAAGAGGTGATCCGTCTGAAGACAGAAGAAGATGCCACAAACCATATCACAGGCGAGGTAGACCAGTCTCAGGTAGGTCAGCCTATTCACGGTAATCGCTGGTTCATTGGCTACACGGTCGTCAATAGGCCACAAGATCAAGCAGAGGCAGCGGTTCGCAACCATCGTGACCAACTCCTGCAAGCAACAGACTGGCAAGCCCTAAGCGACAACACAATGAGCGAGGCAATGACAACCTACCGTCAAGCCCTGCGCGATGTGCCAGATCAGGATGGGTTCCCGTTTAGTGTCGTCTGGCCCACCAAACCGTAGGAGTGACCTATGCTAGGTTTTAGCCCCCTCGCCTCTGCCCCCCTTGCGGATGATGGAGTTACTACGCTTACTGCTATCACTACAGGTCAGCCCACTCTCCCATCAATTACGATGTCGGAAGATGAGACCTTTAATGCTGATCCTGTCACGGCTGGTGTCCCTACAGTAGGCTCTCCCGATCTTACGCAAGATCATTCCCTAATTCCCGTTGCTATTGTTACAGGTCAGCCTGTTGTTGGTGTGTCATCTATCGGTCAGGTGCATACGCTCACAGCAGCTAACATTACTACAGCACCACCCACTGTTGGTGAAACTAACGCTCAGATTACTGTCGTTATTTCCATTGAGGGCATAACAACTGGTGAGCCTACGGTTGAGGCATCTGACCTAAGTCAAGACCACACTCTGTCGGCTAATAACATTACTACGGGTCAGCCTGTTGTTGGTGTGTCATCTATCGGTCAGGTGCATACGCTCACAGCAGCTAACATTACGACTGGAACACCTGTTGTTGGACAACTTGTCCTCAATGCCTCCAAGAAGAGAGTGGTTTCAGTTACAGCTAACTCTGACAATACAGCTACATTTAGCAATAACCAAAATAGGGCAGCGTAATGGCATTTAGAATTGGACAGAATGACACTTCGCCTTCCCTACAGGCTACCCTCTCTGATGCTAACCTTGCACCTGTAAGCCTAACAGCCGCTACTGTTATGCTGCACATGAAGGCTATCGGGGGTGGTCTGGTTCTTGATGAGCAGATGACAATCACTAATGCCCTTGGTGGTGTCGTTCAATATGACTGGCAGGTTGGTGATACAGCTACAGTAGGAACCTACTATGTAGAGTTTGAAGTGACCTACGCTGATGCTTCTGTAGAGACCTTCCCTAATACTGGTAGCCTCCCTCTGGTGATTACACGAGAGTTGAACTGATGACAACGTGGGCCAGACACCTATATGAGCATGATTACCTAGCGATAGCTAAAGGTGAATCTAATGGCTACTCTGCTGTCCACAAGTTTGGTGCTAATTTTGACTTAGATGCTGGTACTGTCCCAGAGACAATCTGGAGTAATGGTGGACTGTACCCTTGGTCTGCACTAGACAACCCTCAGATCATCTATGTAAAGTCAGACGACAGTAACGATACAAGTCAGTTGGAGATTATCGGTCTTGACGAAGACTGGAATGAAGCCTCTGAGATAGTTGTTATGTCAGGTACTACACCAGTTGCGACCATCAGCACGTTTAGACGTGTCTATCGTATGATATACAACCACACAGGTGCAAATGAGGGTGTTATTACGGCTCATGCTGGTTCTTCTGGCGGGACTGTCGTTGCTAACATTGACGTAGACTACTCGCAGACCCTAATGTGTGTCTACACGGTTCCCGCAGGCTACACTGCTTATCTTGTCAGTCTAGGTTGTACCGCACAAAAGGGTAAAGATGCTCAAGTGAGGTTTTACTCTAGGGGGCAAGGCGAAAGT